AACCGTTGACCCTACAAGCTCTGTAGGTAATTTTCTGCCATCAATGACCACTGATAGCATTCATTTTTCAACTCTTGGCGGTTATACGGTAGGTAATTTGTTGGCACCAAGCCTTGCTGCAAGATTTTCCAGAGTTCTACCCGCAATGAGTCAAACTGACAGCCGTACAGTAGACGCAGGTTCTAACCAATTGGTCGTTAACCCGCTAATGACTGGCACTGGCGGCACTATTACATCAGCAGGCATAACGGGCACAGTCCCCACTGGTTATTCGATTTCGGTTGTTGGAACTGGTTTCGCTGGTGACACCACTGTTGTGAGTATTATCCCTGCATCAGATGGTATTGGGTTTGCTATGAGAATAGCCCTCAATACTAGTACTGCAAACGCACGAAGATTCACAATAAAAGGCTCAAATGTTGCTAGTCTTTTCGTTGCCGGTCGCCAGCTATACCTGACTGGACGCATTGCTAACACTGTCGCAGGGCAAATGAAAGGCTATTCTATTAGCTTTCGTTACGATGCTGGAGCTAGAGTATCTTCAGCTTGTTACGACAATGGATTCGGCACGAGTGCGTTACCGGTTTTTGCTATGCGCCAAATGACAACACCAACCGTAAAGCCCGTAGGCGCTGCAACTGTAGAGCCTCAATTATTTATTGAAACAATGGCTGCGATCGACACTACATCAGTAATAATTATCGAAGGGTTTACATTTAGAGAAAATCCAAATGATACTCAAATTGTCTAATAAGTTTGTTGTTAAGGATACCAAAACGAAAGCGGTTATTTCTGAGCACGAATTTGACGACACAAAGAAAAGTGTAAAAGAAGCGGACGCAGCTGCAAGAGCATCAAACGAAATTTGGAAGCAATCTCAAAAATGAGTGAAGAACAAGAAAGAGGGGACATTAAAACACGATTCCAGCCTGGTAATAAGTTCTGGCTGGCTCGCGCCTCATCTGGCAGAAACCCATTGTTTAATGATCCTGAATATCTATGGGAAATGTGTTGCGAGTACTTTACGTGGGTTAACGATAACCCATTGTATGAAGCTAAGGCATTTTCATTTCAGGGTGAAAGCTGGGTAGAAAGCATACCTAAAATGCGAGCCATGACACTAAATGCGCTTTGCATGTTTTTGCATATTAACTTACAAACGTGGAAAAATTACAAAGAGAAACCCGATTTTATAGTGTGCTGTGAATTGGCTGAGCAAACCATTAGAGATCAGAAGTTTACTGGCGCAGGAGCAGGGCTGTTGAACCCGATGATTATTGCGAGAGATCTAGGCTTAAGGGAGATAACGGCTACTGAGCTGAGTGGAGCTGTTGATATAAATAAGCTAAGTGACGATGAACTTAACAGTAAGCTTCTGGCATTGATAAATGAATCTACAAGCGCTGACTCGTGAGCAGAAAATAGGTGCAATCCAGCTAATTCAGGAAAAAATTAGGCGCGACTCTGCTAAAAAGCTAATAAAAATATATAACTCATTCTATGGATGGCAAAGAGACTTTTGCGCTGCCACTGCTAAATATTTCGAATGCTGCTTATGTGCAGCTAACCAGATTGGCAAAACCTACACTGGCACAACAATAGACGCGATGCATTTGCTTGGTGATTATCCTGAAGACTGGGTTGGTCATAAGTTTGATTTCCCTCCGCTGTGTTGGGGTCTTGGTTTCTCTATGGAGAAGACTCGCGACCTTTTGCAGTCTGCGCTATTTGGTGAATACATCGGCGGTAAGTTCGAGGGCGGGCTAATCCCTGCTGACAGAATCCTTACCCACGAAAGCGCAGCGGGCACGCAAAACGCAATGCGAACGGTTAGGGTGAAGCACAAGCTAGGCATTTCGGTTATTCAGTTCTGGTCATACTCGCAAGGGCATCATGCAATCATGGGGGACGTGGTTGACTGGTTTCATGTTGACGAAGAGCCAAGGGATAGAAAGATAAGGCCCCAGGTTCTAACGAGAACGATTAACGGCGATAAAGGCCGAGGCGGGAGAGGTATTTACACGTTTACCCCAGAGAACGGGCGAACCGATTTAGTTATTCAATTTATGGATACCCCAAGCTCAGCACAGTTTTTCATGAAAAAAGGCTGGAATGACGCGCCTCACATGACAGAGGAAAAGAAAGAACGGCTATTGGCTCAGTACGATGAACACCAACGAAAAATGCGCACGGAAGGCGAGCCGATGATGGGAGTTGGTAGAATTTATGACCTTGGTGATGAGTTTTTTACTTGTGAGCCTTTTGAAATACCGGCTCACTGGTATGTATTAGGCGGCATGGATTTTGGTTGGGATCACCCGCAGTCGCACATTAAGATAGCTCATGACCGTGACAACGATGTTATCTATGTGGTTAACGCGTGGAAGCAGAGCAAGGTTTCTGCAAATGATGCATGGGGGGCTGTAATGTCGTGGGCCAAAGATTTGCCTATGGCATGGCCGCACGACGGATTGCAGAACGAGAAAGGCCGAGATGATGCAACTCAACAAAAAGAACACTATGTAAAGGCCGGTTTTAAGATGTTGCCAAAAATGGCGTCGTGGCCAGACATACAGGACGGCAAGGGCAATTGGGTTGGCGGTGGCAATTCTGTGGAGCAAGGCCTGCACGAAATTAGAGACAGGATGCGCAAAGGGCAATTCAAGGTGTTCTCCGGCTTGCATGAGGTTATGGATGAGATACGTCAATATCATCGCGATGAACATCAAAAAATCGTTAAGGTTAGGGATGACTTAATCGACGCCATACGCTACGCCTATATGATGCGCAGATTTGCTGTTAGAATGTCGGAAGTAGGACATACGCCTGTTTTGCACAGGCCGCAACCAATAAAGAGGCTCCCGCAGCGATGAAAGAATTGACGCTAAACGATATTCAGAAGATGTACGAGGCGGCCAAAAATTACAATTGTGATCGCCGTCAAGAGGCGCAAGATGAGCTTTATTTCTATTGGATCAGTCACTATAGCGATGAGTGGCGCAAAGCGTTACCGTTACGATTTCAAGGCCAATTCGATCAGCTTAGAAAGGCCGGGCGTAAAATTATTGGCGATTTAGTTGCCAATCCTGTTCAAGCTGATTTCCAAGCTATTGACGGCACGCCTGAAGAAATGGGGGAATTTGCCAATAAGCTCTACCGCACTGATGCTCGCAGAAACGATTCTAAAGAGGCATTCAGTAATGCCATTGTTGAGTGTGTTCCTTGTGGTTTGGGTGGCTGGAGATTAACAACCGAGTATGAGACTGATCTTATTGGCGATACCAAGCAAGTAGTCCGTCGTGTTCCTATTTACGAATTTAACGCTACTGTACTCTTTGACCCGGCAGCAAAAAGAGTGGATAAATCTGATGCCAAGTGGGCGCAAGTAATAACAGCTTACAACCAGGATGATTACGATGCGCTGAAGGAAGAGTTCGAAGGTGAAGATGATGACGAAGAGTGCCAGGCTGTTTCAGGATTCAACCCCGTGACGTCTAACGCTGGGTTATGGCAGGGCGACGCCGAGCAAATTTTTGTTGTTGAGCATTACCACCGCTACAAGAAGAAAGTCACTATTGTTTATTTTAAAGATATTTTCGGCGAGCCCACTGCTTTTTACGATGAGCAAGCCAAAGAGAATAAACAGCAATTAGCGGATGCTGGCTATATTGAGGTTGATCGCAAACAAATCACAAAATGGTGCGTTAAAAAATACATTGTCAGCGGTGAAGGAATTCTTGATTCGCAAATTATTGCGGGCACTGAAATACCTTTAGTTCCTATGTATGGTGAGCGAGCATTCGTCGATGGTGTGGAGCATTACGAGGGCATTACTCGCCTTGCTCAAGATCCGGCACGCCTGAGAGACTTCCAGTTAAGCTACCTTGCTGACATCGTTAGTACAAGTCCAAGGCCTAAGCCTATCTTCTTCCAAGAGCAGATCGCTGGCTATGAGAATATGTATGAAGAAAACGGCGCGGACAATAATTACGCTTACTATCTTCAAAACCGTGTTGATACTAGCGGCCAGCCATTACCATTGGGGCCTGTTGGCGTAATGCCGGAGCAGCCTATTCCATCTGCTTTGATCGCGTCTATCCAGCTAATGACCGAAGCTACAAGCGATGTCGCTCAATCAGGTGCGCCAAATTCAATTGCCGACGTCAATCTATCCGGCAATGCAATATCGCAAATCAGTGCGATGATGGATGAGCAGTCAATTATCTATCGACACGGCTTTAAATTCGCTATTCGCCGCGACGCTGAAATATGCGCTGGAATGTGGCCAGACGTTCATGACGTGCCGCGTAAAGTCACATTGACAGCGCCGGATGGTAAGCGCGAAGAGGCTATGGTGCTGCAGTCATCAATCGATCTTGAAACCGGTGAACATAAAATCATGAACGATTTACGTACAGCAAAGTTCGAGGTGTTTGCAGAAATTGGCACGGCTTACGAAAGCCAGAAACAACAACAACGCCAGGAGATATCACAACAGCTTGTATCTACACCACCAGAGCACCCTATTTATTCAGCATTGCTTTACAAGTGGCTACAGCTTGGTGATGGTGCGGACGATGCTGACTTAAAAGCATGGGCTAAGAAACAAGCATTAATATCTGGGTTTAAAGAGCCTGACACCGACGAAGAGCGAGAAATTCTCGCCCAATCGCAACAGCAGTCTCAACAGCCAGACGCCAATATGGTTCTGGCTCAGGCAGAAATGGAAAAAGCCAAGCAAGATGGCGTTAAGAATGAAATTGATATGTTCAAGGCTCAGACAGACAGGTTTGCGGTTGAGGTCAAGGCGCAGGAGGTTGGTGCAAATATAGACTTTAAGCAAGTGCAGAAGCTTGGCCAGCAGATTGATAACATGCAAAAGCTCAGGAATCCACCGAAGTCGAATCATGAGCCAATGCAGCAGAGACTTTAGCCAATTGTTTTTCATTTAAGGTGGGGATAGGCCGCCTCTCTCTTGCAGTAAGCTCAAAAACCTTATCTGGGTATCTGTCATGGTTAATCGTGACAGTGTTACCCTTATCGGCTTCGCGGTAAGCTTGAGCGGGTTTCTTTGCTAATGTTTCAGCGGTGATTTTCATTTACGTTTTCCCATCATGTGAAAATAAAATCAGCCAATATTGGAGAATAACCCTGCGGGATCCCGCAAATTATGTCCCCATTAGTGCAGAATCTAATTCGTAGTTTCATCTTTCCATTCATTTAGGAGTTCAGAGGATTCAATGATTTGAAAGTTTTCATCAAACCGTGATGGCTCGAAATTATTCATATCAAATTGATCAAGGGTTAAGTCAGAAGAACGGCTTGCCGTCTTGGCGTAATTGAATAGGTTTTTTATCAAATGCTTATCTTCTTCCTTGTCTGGACAAAATGCATAAATCTGGTTGTAAGCAGTGCCGTTTACGCAGATTGTATAGCGGCACTCTTGTATCTTGCTAATTTTATTTGTAGCAATGCATTTAACGATCATTTAATAAATACTCGGCAGGATTAATAACCGTAGTTTTTATGCCATTTTCTCGCAAAATATCCGCAGGCAAAGAATCAAGTTGGTCTAAATCATCAAAAGTTAAGTTAACGATAGCTAAGAGCCTCTCAATAATTAATCTCTCTTCCTGTGGCGATGGGGCATAAGGAATATGAGACGATCTTATTTGGCCTTTGTAGCTTATAAAATACCGCGTCTTTTGTTCCATCGAAACAATATCGCCAACTTGCATTTTTACAATCATTTTAGTTTATCTCTATCAAGCTTCTCGTTACATGCAGCGCACATAAATTCGATGCGCTGTCATTCGCAGTAAATATTTCACTATTATTAAATGGCATTTTTGTTAGATTCATTAGCATCTCTCTTTTGTTTTGCATTTGTCTTAGTCTTTTGTGCGAATTCTTTTAAATCTTGTATGCTTACTGCCCACGCACAAGGAATGACAAGCGCAAGTTGCATAAAAATATTAATAATAAATGAAATAATAAAAAGTGTTAAAAATATGAATACTGCAATTATTTTCCGCATAACTCTCTCAGCCTGCTATTAGGATTTCCATCGTAGCGATTAATAATCTTCCTTTCATCGCAATCAAAAATGCAAAAGTTGGATTCTGGCGGCCCGCATCGTTTATCCTTTTCAATTGCATCGAAGTAAAAACAACTGGCAGTTGGTTCGTCCTCGAAGGAATCCATGATGCAATCAAATGGTGGTGACGGATCAAAGTCCGGCCAATTAAAAACAATAAACCGCTTATACATAACTCTCTCCACGTTGTCCACTCTCTCCATTATAACCACTCTTATCTGTAAGTCAACGATACATTGTAAAATGATGTTACTAGGCGTAGGCAAACGCAAACCTTACCAGCGGGTGGCTGGGTATATCGTACATAGCGAGTAAAACTATGCAAACACTGGCAGAACTCAAGGCCTTAAATGCGGCTAGCGAACAGGCGGCGGCCACCGCTGAAGTAGTAGAAACCGCAGAAGCAGAAGTCGTTGATGATGTAGAAACTAAAGACGTTAAGGAGCCGCAAGGCACTGAAGCGTTAGAGGGTGAAGCTGAATCGACTGACTTAGAGGATTGGGCAAAGCCAGAAGGCTCTGTACCCGTTAAAACTCACGTGGACATGAAGCATAAGCTCAAGGGCAAGCTTCAAGACGTTAACGCAGAAAATGAGCAGTTAAAGGCTAGATTGGCAGCTTTAGAAAGTGGTCAAGTTGCAGCAAAACCGCAGCAAGAGCAAATGCTAGAAGTGCCAATGGAAAGTGATCCGGATATTGATTACGACCCTCAAAAGTACCGGCAGAGAATGGCCGAATACCATAGGGCTGTAGTTAAGCAAGAGTTATCGGAGCGCGATCAAAAGCAAAACACTCAATCAACGCAACGTCAACATGAAGAGCGGGTGCAGGGTGAAGTAGATAAACACTATGAACGTGCAGCGGGATTAGTTGATAGCAAGAAAGTAACTTTTGAGAATTACCAAGCAGCAGATCATAACGTACGAAAAGCAGTGGCTCTTGCCCTCCCTGGCATGGGCGAATATGTTTTAGACAATTTGATTGCAGAGCTTGGCGAAGGCTCAGAAAAGGTTATGTACCATCTTGGCGTCAACCCTGCCGCATTGGCTCAGCTAACGGATTCACTTAAATCGAGCACTACAGGGTTTAAAGCTTCGGCCTACCTTGGCGGGCTTAATGTGAAGCTTAACTCAGCTCAGCCGAATAAACTCAGCAACGCCCCAAAACCTGACAAAGTGCTTAATGGAACGGCAAAGGTAAGTAGCGGAACAGATCATAAGGCCTATTTAAAAGCGTCGAATGAAGGTAACGCGCAAGCCATGCTAACTCTGAAGCGAGCAGCCAAGGCGCGGGGTGTTGACACCTCAACATGGTAAAAGGTAAAGAATCATGGCAGTACTAACAGCACCAAAAATCGCCGAAGTCCTTATGGAGTCGGCGTTAGAAACATTTGAATCGCAAGAGTCATTAATTCCTCTTGTAAAAACCGTTGACGTCGACATGGCCACAATGCAGAACTCCGGTAATGCAATCTGGCGCAAAGTGGCTCAACACTCTCCAAGTATCGCAGGTTTCGATTTAACCGGCCTTGCTACTGGTGTTATTCAGGAGTCTTTTCAGGCGACTCTAGGCACTCCTGATAACGATATGATCGATCTGCGCATTGATGATGTGCGCGATATTTCGTATTGGAAAGAGCGGGGTGAGCGTGCCGGATCTAAGCGTGCAAGTAACTTGAATCTATCCATTGTTAACATGATCAGAAATACAGGATCGTTAGGGTTCCGTAAAACCACTACTTCAGGGTTTGACTTTGTTTCTACTGCTCAGGCGGCAATGAACAAGCGCCAGGTTGCGAAAGAAAAACGCTATTTCTTGATGAATGACACACATCAAAATCTTTTCGCTACTGAATTAGCTGGCCGTCAAACATTGCAAGGTCGTCCAAGCGATACGTGGTTGAGTGGTCAAGTGGGTGCCAACGTAGCAGGTTTTGACATCTTCACCAGCTCGTCAATTGGTGCATTAGTTGGTGGCGCCAACCCCGCGACAACTGTGACGTCTACATTGTCATTTGCTCCAACTGCCGGAACTGTAAACACCACAACCGGCGTAGTAACTAACGTTGATTACCGTGATGCTACGTTTGCAGTGGCAGCTACGGCATCCTATAACGTGGGCGACAAGGTAACATTCTCTAATGCTGCCGTACCTGTGCTGGCTGTTGGTCGTGATGACAAAACTATTACAGACGAAGCGATGACATTTACAGTTATCGCCAAGCCTTCAGCCACTTCAATCACCATTTGGCCAAAGCCTATTGCTGCTGATGATCCTGCTTTGTCAACATTGGAAAAAGCCTATGCCAATATCAATACGCGCATTTTAGCTACTGCTACGATGAACCGTGTTAATATCGATGCAACTACTTTGCCAAGCTTGTATTGGCAGAAAAACAGCATTGAGGTCATTACTGGTGACGTCCCAATGTTGTTGTTGGGTCAGAATGGCGGTATGAAAGTAATGAAAGAAAAAATGAAGAACGGCTTGAATATGTATCTTTTGTACGATGGCGACATCACGAAAGCGACTACTCAATGGCGTTTGTTCGTTTGGTACGGCACTAACAATGCAAACCCGGGTGATAATGGCGTTGCAATCAAAGTGTAAGTATAATTGGGAGTCGCAAGGCTCCCTTTCTCTATCTGAGCGTGAAGCATGAAAACAAAGATACAACTAATTAATGATTGCTTTGCGGAATTAAGAATAAGCGGTTTAACGTCACAACCTGACAATCCCGATATAGCCTTGGCTATTGGTCAGCTTGAAGATTTTGTTGTAACACTTCCTTTCGATATTGATTACAACTTCGAAAATACTCCAAACCCTAATTCGCTTTCTGGCATTCCGGCTGCTGCTAATTCCGCCATATCCATGGGGCTGGCTGTGAGAATCGCAGGTCTATACGGCAAGGCTCCAGAGTCATTGCTGTTAAAAGCTACGGCAACTATGAGCGCCCTTCAAAATAAGCTCGCAACGCCTGGGCGTGTGGCATATCCAAGCAGACAACCATTGGGCATGGGTAACCGCCGGGCGCATAATAGATATGACGCCTTTATGCCTGAAACAATCAAAGCGCCTACTTCCAGCGACACAGAGCAAATGACGCTTGGCGATATAAATAGTTTCTTTATTGATTTTGGCGATATTTTGCATGGCTCAACGTCGATAGTCACGTACACGCACACAGAAACCTCAGGGATTCTCGCGAGTGCATTCTCGCAAACATTAACAAGGATCAATTTTACCGTGCAGGCAAACGATACAGGATTCCAGCAAATACTATTTGTAGTAACGTCAAACACTGGCACAAAAGTAAATCGCGTGCTTAATTTTAACGTGAATCAATCTACATCAATCAGAGCTAACCCATAATGCCAGACGTCCCAGTGCCCATAATTTGTGGCGATAAGTCTGTTAAATTTTCGGACTATGAAGATGCAGTGCCGGTCAACATGATAGCGATCATGCGCGACATTCAAGGTGCAACTGGATATCTCTATTCGCACGATGGCTTGACGCAAATACAAACAGGCCAAGGCATCGACAGGGGCGCTTTATTCAACGAAAGAATGAATCGTTCGTTCAGGGTTTCTGGTGAAAAATTAATAGAGGTAACTAGCGCGGGCGTTGTTGTGTTGGGTGATATCCCCGGAACCGATCAGGTATCAATGGCATATTCGTTCAACTCTGTGATGATTGTGGCTACCGGCTCGGCTTATCGCTATGACGGCACGGCATTAGCGAAAATGACTGACATTGATATAGGTAATCCGATTGACGTTACTGAAATAGATGGTTATTTCTTCTTTACCGATGGTGAATTTTTATATCATACGGATATTGATGACGAGATAAGTATCGACCCCTTAAAGTTTGCCACTTCCGAGCTTTCGCCAGACCCGACAAAAGCAGTAGCACGCACACAGGATGACTTGGTTATAGTCTTTAACCGATACACGACAGAATATTTTATAAACCAGGCTACAGCTCAGTTTGCGTTTGCAAGATTAAATCAAAAAGCCGTTAGTGCAGGAATTGTTGGTCGTCATTGTTGGTGTGAAATGGATGGTAATATTTTTATCATGGGTGGGCGCAAAGAGGAAAGCATTAGCATTCACATGCTTGGCACAGGTCAAACAACAAGTATTTCAACAAGGTTTATTGATTCGGTTATAGCTCAATATACCGAAGCCCAACTAATAGAAGCAAGCATTGAAAGCAGAGTAAATAAGTGCGATCAACTTTTGTACGTTCGTTTACCTAACGAAACATTGGTATTTAATCAATCGGTAGCCAAAAAACTTGGCGTTGGCGTTGCGTGGTCGATTCTGCAAAGCAGCGCTACGGCTTGGCGGGCATTGAATGCGATATTCGATCCAAAATTAAATTATTGGGTTGTTGGTGATGCTCTTGGCCCAAATATCGCAAAGCTCGACGAATCAACGGCCTCGCAATATGGCGCATCCGTTGACAGCTATTGGTACACACCACTTGTCCCGATTGATTCTGCCAGTGTTGACTGGCTGGAGCTTAATACCGCATCAGGGTTTAACTCGGAAGACATACAATTATTTTTATCAACTACGCGAGACGGGGCAAACTACTCGCAGGAATGGAGCAATGAAATAGCTGTTGTGCAGGATTACGACCACAGATACATAGCGAGACGACTTGCTTATGTGCGTAAAAAAATAGGTTTTAAATTCCGCGCTTACCACAAAGACAAAATTAATGTTTCGGGGTTGATGATTTCTTATGCCTAGAATGACGCAATATTATGTAACAGAATCCGAAGTAGCGAAGTTATTTGCGCAGTCTGGGCTTCCTGCTGAGTTTCAAAAACTTTTCGCGAGGGATTATGTTTCGTTAAAATCTGACGCCAGCGAAACAAGCGATAATGTAACCGAAATAATTGACGACATTTTAGTTATTGATAGCAGGCTGGATACGCAAGGCGCGGCCATTACCCTGCAGGGCTCGCAAATTGTCTTAATAATCGCCGACCTTGCTACGCTACAAACTGCATTCGATGGCCACGTGGCGGACAGCAGCGCGCACAACGCTACAGGGAATATATTAGGTACTGATGACTACGCAACAGCTAGCACAGGTGGCTCCGTGAAATTGGCCGCAGCTACAGCAGGAGCTTTTCTATCTACAGTTCTTGTAACGCAAACTCCAACTGTAGCTGCGGCCGCTTATGTGCAGGCTACAGCCCAAACATGGGTTGATGCAATCAACGAACACAAAACCGCGATAAACCAGCTTAAAACAGACCTTAACTTGCTTGTCACACAATTTAATGCATCTTTATCCACAGAGCGCACAGCTTTACAAAGGGCCACTTAATGTTTGCTAAATTGCCTATTGCCTTCGATATAGAAAAAATGGCTGATTATTTAAAATCAGACCATGGGTTTTGGGATGAGCATAATAAGCGAAGAACATTTCCTAATAGCCCTCACTCTGAAATGACTGACATATGGGCTAGGTTCGGTGATGTTAGCAATGGCGATTATTCAATATTGGGCGTTGAGCATGATTCCGTTTGGTATAAATCGGCAGAGCTAATTCCTGACGTTAAAAATATAGCATTCCAGCTAATGACATCGGTTAACGGTGAGCGCCTTGGCGGTATTCTTATCACTAAACTGCCAGCATGGGGCAAGATTAAACCTCATACGGATTCGGGATGGCATGCGGCATATTATGAAAAATTCTATGTCGCCGTATCAAATCCTGTAGGTTCGTATTTCTGCTTTGAAAATGATAGAATTGACGCTAGAAACGGTGATTGCTATTGGTTTAGAAATGATCGGATTCATTGGGTAGAAAATAACTCCAATGAAGATCGAATCGCGATGATAGTTTGCATTAAAACCGATAAGTTTAAGGGGTTTCAATGAATTACGAACAGATAGAATTGCCGGAAGTAGAGTTTACTATCCAGGATGAAATTTTCATAAAGCAAATGTTTCTCAAAGATGCAGGAATGTACGTGCCTCAACATTCACACTCCTATGAGCATGCATCAATGTTAGCTCATGGCTCTGTTAGAGTCTGGCAAGATGGCGTAGAAATTGGCGACTTTAAAGCCGCAATACCTATTAATATTCCGGCAGGCTCAAAGCACACATTTATGAGTTTAGAGCCAAATACTGTTGTTTACTGCATCCACAGAACTGATAGATGCGGCCACGTCGAAATAGAATCCGAACACACTCATGTAAGCGATAATATCCTATCGCAAGGGGTTTAATATGCCTTGGGGAGTAGCAGCAGCCGCCGTTGTTGGATATGCATCAACAAATAACGCAGCCAAAAAAGGGGCGGCTGCAACTGGAAACGCCTCGAAGCAAGCCACTCAATTACAGCGTGATCAATTTGAACGAGGAATGGAAGAGGTTGCGCCATTCAAGCAGATAGGTATTGGTGCGCTAGATAATTTGGGCCGGGCGGCTAACGACCCCATAACGCCTTTTGCTTTTAGGGATTCTTCCGCTTATCTGGATGATTACTTTAATTCTGATGAATACAATATTTTAAACAAGCAGTCAAGCGATCAGATTTTACGCAGCGCTTCGGCTACCGGCGGGCTAAGAAGTGGAAATTCTAACGCTAACTTAGCTCAGATTGCTCCAACCCTTGGCATTAATGCGCTAGATCGCGTTAACCAGAAGGATTTACAAGCTTATGGGGTAAATCAGGGGGCAATATCGGATAGATTCAGCCGATTGTATGGAGTTGCCAATATGGGAGCGAACGTAGCTGGCGGGAATCAAAGCGCTGGCATGCAATTCGGTTCGCAGGCTGGCAACAATGCCATCACCGCAGGCAACGCACAAAATCTTGCTTATCAGCAACAAGCGCAGGCAATTAATGGCCTAGCAACAGATCTTGGCGGCCTTTACGCTGGCAATCGGATGGGCTATTTCGATAAAGCCAACGGGGGGAAAGTCTAATGGCTGGAGTAATGGGCGATATTAATAATAACCTGCTTGGATTGCAGCGTTTGGCAATGGGCAGGCAGGAATTGCAACAAAACCAGAAAGCCATTGAAGATAATCAGCTTGCAGCTCAAAGCATTCGAAAGTATGAAGAAAGCGTGCGCAATGGCACTCCTGACGATTCTGCTCTATCAGAGGCGTTTTTTCGCTCGCATGATATGTCCACTAAGATGCTGCAAGG